TCATGCCACAGAAGGCATCACTGTCAAGTGATTGTTGTAATGGCCTGTCTCGCGATAGCTCCGCAGCGGTGGGGTCATCCTGTGAAACACCATCTGACCAATCTTCAAGCCTGGGTAAAGAGGCAGCGGGTGATGGAGGCGCTCATTTTTCAGCTCAAGCGTGAGGCGCGATCCGTGCCAGCCTGGGTCGCACCAGCCAGCAAGCAAGTGATTAAGACCAGATCGTGCGCGGCTTGATTTGAGTACAAATTGACAGCTGATGTCGTCGGGGATGTTAAACAGCTCAAGTGTCTCAGCCAAGCAAAACTCACCCGGCTGCAGCATGAACGGGTCATTTTCTGTTCTATCTGAAATATCGACCCGCAACAGCTCAGGGTCGCAGATGTTCTCGACCATCAGATGCAGCCCTAGCCGCAGATCTAAGCTTGCCGGATTTAGGAGTTCTGCATCAAACGGGGCGACCATCTGGCTTTTTTGACACCTGGCCTTAATTTCCCAATCGCACAGAACCGCCATTCTTAAAGAGCAAAAAGCAATCCTACTTAGCTTGCCCCAGGATTTTCTTTTCGGTGTGATAGGCACCTTTTTGGTGCATCTCTGTCACGTCGCGCACCCAAGGAATCAGCCAATCATCAACCCTTGAGCATTGATCCCAGTTCATAGGCTTGGCGCACTGCACAACAATAGTTGTCCAAAAGGCACTGATAAACGCCCAGATCCAGTACAGATCACTCATTAACGAGAATCACCCATCCCGTCGAATCACCCTCAGCCTCCCAGCGTGGCTTGAAAGCAGCCTGCCTCACTCGAACATTGCGACCTAGATGCGGGTTTGACCAGCCACCCTTTTCCATCTCAGGGAAACCACGGGGGTCTTGAAGTATCCAAAGAGGATCATCGCTGTTTTTTTGTGAGTACCCAGAAATCACCGCCCAATGGCCGCATCCCAAGCCGTTGCACATTGGTGGCTCGCCCAAAAGCATGTTGCCCTCTGACAGATAAGCCACTAAGACCGGCCTGCCGTTTTCAATCTCCAGCTCAACCATTTCAGCATTGCCGTCTTTGCGGAACTCAGCCTCAAGGCCAAGGCTGCGTAAAGCTGCCAGCTGAGCTTTTACTGACGTGGTGTCCCCAAACTTAGCCCTGATCTCATTGTATTCATCATCCGTCTTAACTTTGGAATAAAAAGACGCCACCATCGCCGACGCTGACGAGAAGCACTCCCTTCTTCCAGTGCCTGTTTTGTTGTCGAGTTGTTTGAAGTACGGCATGTAGACCTCTTGGTCATACCCGCTCGCCTTCCAAGCCTGGAACCACTCTGCATCCTCTTGTAGAAGTTCCGGCGGCATGGACTCCTCAAGCTGTTTAACAGCAGCCATGCGGTGGGGCGCATCTTTAGAAAAGCGTTCAAAAAACGGCAGAAGAGACAGCACGCCTAACCCCAACAGCAGTATCAGTTGGATGATGGCGGACATCGCTCACTTTTCAATCCTTGTGTCAGGCAACAGCAGGTCACGCAGGTGCTTGACAGCCAGATCATCCAAATCGTTGTCGGTCCGCGATACAACCTTCTCGCACATCGCGACAATCAGTTCTTTGAAGGCCCGTGATTTCCACATGGTCATCAACACAGGCTTGAGGATTAGAAGCATTGGCCTGGCCTAGTTACCCTGTAACGGTAGCTCTGTTGCGCCATGGCAGAAACACCGCAGTCCAAGGCAGAGGAACAAGACGATCAATCGCATTCTTGGCTTGGTGACGTTGTTCGAGTCACAATCCTGCTGTGGTCGATGGGCATCTTGACCGCCAATTACCTTGGTATTTTCTCGCAAGCTGTCGATCCGACTTTCCCGGCCAGCTTGCTTACTGGGACTGCAGCTACTTACACGCCAGCTTTAGGCAAGCTCAACAAGAAAAAGAAAGAGGAGAACGGCGTTATCGTGGATAACAAAGACTCCAAGGCTGGCATCAAATGAAACGCACACTCTTGGTATTGGGCGTGACACTTTTGGGATTGCCTGCCCAGGCAGACATCACATCAAAAATTCACTCAAGCATTCAGCTGACAGTCGATGGAGCGGGATCAGTCGCCAGCCGCGTTCCAAGCTCGCTGGCAGTATCTGGCTCTAACGTCACTCTGGACACTGTGCCTTCTTTGGGGTCACACACTGCCGGCACTGCTCTTGGTTACACTCCTGGCGCTTTTAGCGTTACTACTGCTGGTGACAGCTTTTCGTATGCAGAGTCATACATCGAAGGAGATGGCGTCCCAAGCGTCCTCTCAACAACAGTCACCTCGGGAGTAGTTCCAGCCTTGCCCGCTTTTGGTTCAGTGACTACCACTAGCGGAGGTGTTGCAGGCAACCTCGGTGGAACTATTGATACTGGTGGTGCTCTTACAATCACTGCTGGTGGCGCTGGCACGTCCGCGATCGGACAAGTCATCCAAGAGCTAACGATCAAATAATGTGGGCTGCAATTTGGATCACATGGGGCGTGTTCTCTGTTATCGCCCTTGCCGCTCCAGAAGCAAAGTCAATCCCAGTCGTACCCTCGTTCCAGCAGGGGTCCTTAAAATCAACCACAACGACGACGCAGAAGATAACTGAGACCATCAACTCCTACGACTATCGGACCGGCTATGAGCTAACTGTCAGCGGCACAAACATTAAACCAATTGGTGGCGTCATCGCCCCACACAAACTGACGAAAACAACGCATAGCTTGAATGGCGTCGGAAGCCAATGGACAGGGCTTAATCCAGCAAGCAAACCAGACTGGAAAATTGTTGAGCAAGGTGCATCCTTTCAATTCGTTGAAACGCTCAACGGCCCAGGGCTTACAAATCACACCGTCATAAACCGCACCACTGACATCGAATCCCTCACGGATACGCTCAGCACTTTTACGCAATGAAGCGAGTCATAGCAACGCTTCTGCTGCTTTCCGCTCCTGCGCAGGCACAGGTTTCAAGCACTGCCGCTCCAGTCGCAAACAGCTCTGGCTCAGTCACCAATCAGGCTGTGCAGGTTGTGCCTGGCAAAAACTTTGTCTATCAATACGGCAACTTCAGCTGTCAAGGAACAAGCCTGACAATCAGTCCTTTCCTCAGTACAACAACCAGCTGGGCCAAACCTTACGAGTCCTACTACGACGAGCCTGTCTATGACAATCTCGATCTCATTGGCGCGTTTGATGAGGATGGCATTGCCATCCCGGATGGCAGGCCCGATAATCCGGGCCATATCCTTTATTATCGTCCGATTCGGACGGGGCAAAAAAGCAACTACTCGATTAACGGCGGAATCACTGCGACGATTTCAATCCCATTAGATCGCGCTCATATCAAAAGCTGCCATCGAGCGGCAGAAAAGCAAGTGGCGCTTTTAGAGCAGCAACTCGCGGACAAAAGGCTTAATCACGAGATAGCAAGACTCAAGAACTGCGGCGAGCTGCTCCGCAAGGGCATCAGTTTTCACCCCAAAAGTCCATACCGTGGAATCTGCGCTGATGTTGTCCTAAGCAATCCGCCAGGCAATCTGCCGCCCCACACGCACTCAATCCCTACTTCCGTAAAGACCGCTGAAACTTCCGTCTCTCCCAAGCAGACTCAACAGCAACTTTCTTCCCCATCTTCTCCTTGATCTTCTTGATCGTCTTTTTGACGACGGGTTTGACGGCTTTGAGCAGAATGTCCCCTAAAGGTCTCGCGAGAATGGCCGCCGTAGTCGCCACCGCAGCAACAGTCGCAGTCGTAGTGACAAGGCCCGGAGCAGGAAGATAATTGCCGATGATCGTTGGTAAGTCCAACGGCTTGAGTTGTGGTTCACACGTCCCATCCACCATCTCGTAACCAATGATGACAGCAGTTTGAGTTTTGTTTTGTGCACCTATAGGTAAAGCGGATATTGGAGGACATGGCAATTCTGGCTCTACCTTTGGAGTGTCAGCTGAATTAGGCGCAGCTGGCAGGGGTGCGGTAACCGGCTGTTTCGGCTCAGCCGGTTTTTTCTCTTCCCCAGGATTTGGCGGCTTTGTTGTTTGGTGCGTATGCCGCCCAGGCGTAAAATCCAACGCCTCATAGTGTGGGATCTCACCACCGGGCATGTCTGCAACAGGGAAGCCCAGCATCAATGTCACTGGCGGCTCTGATGGCAACCTTGGCGGTGGAATGACTTGATGCTCTGGGATTTCTGGCACGCCTATCGTTCCAATACCAATCTCCGGAATCTCTGGCATGAAAACAGGCGAACGGTTTACAGCAGGTCAGCTCTGGATTGAAGCTACCAAGCACAGAGAAGGACCGCCGCTTGTCTATGTCTGCAGATCTGGCAATTCTTCAATGCTGTTCACTGACCCGAAGCAGCTACTTAGATTTGTGCGCTGGCCGCCTTCAACGCCTACGGGAGCTGCGCTCAGAGATTGGCTTGCAATTTTAAGTGACCCCGTAAGTGACCCCGTAAGTGACCCTGTAAGTGGGACCAGCGAAACTGAAAATGACGAAACCGCCAACACCAAGATGGTGACCTGATTTTTCCTGTGCTATAAAGGGCATACCTCTCCTACAGCCTCCACGGCTCTCCTAATCCAGCCATCGCAAGATGTCCGTTTTAGGCCAGTTGTGCTCCCTGTAGGCCAGGTTGTCAGTTTTGAACTCCCGTCAGCCGTGATGCAGGCTGGCCGTGGTCAAAGCAACTCTGACAAGCATCACGCTAGACCTAGTTCCCAAGCTGTTAGATCAGCCTCTGTTCTGCTAGAGCGTCGGCACCTGAGAACCCCGTCCTAGGCGGGGTTTTCTTGTGTCAAGGCAGTGGAATTGCAGGTCCAGTGGCCTTAGGCAACTCCGGCATCTCAGGGATCTCCGGAACAGGCACCTGATCTAAAACTGCCTTGGTCAGCTCAGTCTTCAGGTCGCTGATGTATTTCTTGGTCAACGATGGAATGCGGCTATAAAACAGCACGCCACTCACAGCCATCGTTCCAGACATCGCAAAGGCTGCGACAGCCATGACGTTAAAAAGCTTTTGCATATGAAAAAGGCCCCGGTGAAGGGGCCGCGAACTGTTGTGAGGAGTTCAACCAGAAACTAACTCAAAATGCCCACTTGGCGCCAATCTTGGTGCCCAGGTTGGCAGCGTCGAAATCATCCACAGTGATGAAGCTGATCTCGCCGTAAACGCTCAGTTTTTTGGCGTTATCGACAAAGACAGAACCGCCAATCTTGCCGGAAGCTTCGACATCAGCCGAACCACCATCAGGCGCAATCAGCGCAGGCCCTAACTGCATGTAGTAGCTGGCAAATTCGCCACCGCCTTCATAACCGATGTGCACATCAGTCACGGAGCCGGTGAAGTCCATGTCAAGACCGTCGCCGCCAAGGAAGCCAGCGTTATTCTCGACGTTCAAAAAAGGACCGGCGATTGCAGGAGATCCCAGCACAGCTGCTGAAACGGCGACACCACTCGCAATGAGAGTTTTGATCATTGGAAAGGGGATTAACGTTTTCCTTGTCCACGATACTTCTTCCGTCTATGTGACGGTCGTGAATTTGATCCATCCCCTTGACGTGTCTTTTTGGGTTTGCTAGGGATAAAGTTTTGTCCGCTCAAAGATTTAGCCATCAGCCGCGAAACTGTTGGTACTTCTTAGCTAAGCCCGTAAAAAGTCCACGCATCGGATGGTCCGGGTCATCACGACGATCGAACACATAAAGCTCGTTTAACCAAGCTTGACGATTTGACATCGCCTCCACATCCTGCGCCCCAGGCTTATTGGGGATCATCGGGTCGGGTCGTTCCATCAGCTAGAGGCCATCAGGCCGTGAGCACTTGCAAAGGCTAGAAGAGAATTTACCTTTGCCTCAAGCTCGCGACAATACTCAAGCAACTCCGCATTGGTCGGTGATGCTGCATCTGCAATTGTCATCGTTCCATTAGCAGTTGGCAGCGTTCCGGTCGTTGCAGTTGCTGACAGATCAGCAACATGAGTGGACTGCACAGCAGCAGTCGCACCGAAGAAGCCAATCTTGTTCTCATTGACATCCAAACGAGTGGCAAGTGTGCCGCCTGAAATCGTTTGAACTTGAATGCGGCCATCCTCTGCCCCATCAGCATTGTCAACAACAGTCGCGACAAGAGCTGAATAATTGATGTTTTCAGGCGTTGAGTTGTCGTTTGCACCCCTGAAATTTACAGTGCTGATGACACCAGCGTCTGTGGCGACGTTTGATCCAATGAAAACCTCAGCAGGGCCAACCTCAAACTGAGTTGTCAGCGTGCCAGCGGTTTGAACACTTAAAAGGATTTTGCCATCTTCGCTGTCTGTCGTTGCATCGACGATCTGCCCTTGAATCGAAGCATATTCAACTTGCCGCTGTGAAGCAGTTGCATCATCGTTATGACCTCTAAAAAAGATGGTGCTTATTTCATCACCGTCTTGTCCCACAGCATCATTTCGGTGCCTGTACAACGTAATGTCAGCACCAGAAGAGGCATCATTGTTTGGACATTCTAGGCGCAGAATTTGCGTATCTACATTTGTTGCGTGGATTGGACCAACAGGTGCAGATTCATTGATGCCGATCCTGCCCTCTTGCAGCCTGACAACAGTTGAAAGGCTACCGGCAGTCGTTGTGTTGAAATCAATCCGACCGTCTTCACTGCTGTTCGTTGGATCAACAATGCCAGCAGTAATTTCTGCATAAGACTGAGCGTCCCCAGCATCATCCTCGCCACGGAACTCAAGCGTTCCAAGGACATCATTAGCAGCAGGTGATGCAGAATTGCGGTAAAAAACAACGTTTGGCCCTTCTGAAGCTCCTGCCTCGGTGTTCTCGATGATTACGTCATCACCTGTCGTTGACTTAAAAGTGTGCAGCTGAGCTGTCGCCGTACCATCACCGACTTGGAACCCTGTTGTTGTGAACTTAGAGTTCAGCGTGTCATTGGTGCTGATTGCAATCTCATCTTCTGCACTGCGGAAAAATCCAGTGTCACCAGTGTCAGAAGCAAACCCAAGAGATGGAGCCGCAACACTACCGTCAGGAATATGGTCGCAAAGCGTTCCAAACTGAATCCGCTTGTTTTTGTTGGCGTCAGTTGCTTCTGATGCGTCAAGCACCAAAAACTCATCACCAGTTGCAGGAACTGTCAGCTCTGTTAGCTCAGAAAGTTTGCGATCAGCCATTAGTTGACAGCCTCAAAAACAAAAAATTCAGGTAGAAACGCTTGGTTCTTTTCCATCACCAAGGCGTTCCAGTGCCAACCGTTGGAGTCTGTTGCTCAGTGATTTGATCGTCAAGACCAGCGTGGATTTCTGATACGCTTTCAGAGCCGCCAAGAGCAGATTGCGCCCAGCTGATCGCTTGCGCTTCTGACACATCGGCATAAGGGATCATGTCTTCCGCATCAACAGGCTCAAGGCCAACTGATCCGTAAGCGCCAGCAGTCACCGTTCCATCTTCAGAGGCTGCATCTACACGCCAGTGAAGGGTGTTGATCATGCCATCTGCCATGGTGCGGTCACATTGACCGATGGTCCAGGTGTAGGTGTTAGCCATCAGTTAGCAGCCTCCAGAGCAGCAACTTTAGTTTCAAGCGTTTCAATCTTAGCAATAGCCTCTTTTAAGGCAGCTGTGCTTCATCAGCAAGCCATAAGAACACAGGGTACACAGTAACTACCATCTGCATAAGTTTCGGAAACAACAGTGCTAGTTACTTTAGCAATAGTTTTAGAACGAACAATATCATCACTCTGTGGTTTAGCTGTTCCATCACCAGCAGACATCAGCAGATCACCGCGTGCAACGGTTGTGCCCTGTGCAATGCGGATCACAAAGTCACCCGTCATCGCGAGATAGAAATCGTTGGTGTAGACATCATCGTCATCGTCCCAGCAACGAAATACTCCGGCCACATCGCGATCACCTTCAACATCGCTGACCTTTGAGCGGTTTAGCTGCTCGTTGTCTTCTTCTCCCCATTCGCACATCTCGTCAAGGTTACTCATTACAGAGCCACGTAAAATCTCTGTACGTTCCGCGCCACCTGCAAGCTGCGAATATCGCGACAGTGTTGCACCGTTGAGAGAAACGTCGGTGCCAGAGACAGAAATGCTTCCTTCTGCAGTACCCGCCTGCCTAAATTCAATAAGAGTACCGTCAGAAGTATTTAGACCGATCGATAAAGCTTTAGTGCTTGATGTTGCAGTATTGATTGAGCCATCTGCCCTAAAAGCCGTGCCAATAACACTATTTGCTGGCGGATTACTATTTGTTGTATTGACGGTAACAATCCCACTGCTTTGAATGCGTAGTCTCTCGCTGTTGCCAGCTGTAAAGGCAAGAAACCCACTGGAAGAATCTGGGTCGCCCTCAATCGCTGTGGCACCAGTATTCCCAGCGGTGGTTGTAAACAAAATTTTGGGATTAGCCGAAGAACCCTCTTGAAGATTTAGTGCAAACCCATTGGCTCCTTGATTGATATGAAGTGTGGCCAGTGTAGGACTACTCGTGCCAATACCAACTTTGCCGCTGGAATCGATGCGCATGTGTTCACTATTGCCGTTTTTGAAGATGTGACTTCCAAGGGCTGACGAAAAATTGTTATTTTTATAAATTAAGTCGTAAGTAGTTGTATCTTTAATTAAAGATGCGGTTCTTGCGTTGTTTT